ATACGAAGAACATATTACACCTGAACAACGTGAAAAAATAAACATGTTTAAAAATGCAAAATTAGGTGTATCGCCAAGTGGTGGAACGGGTCGTTTAATAAAAAAAAGAAAAGCGAGTTAAAAACAGAAAAAACAGAAAACGATGAACCAAGATTTATACAACAGCGATTGGATTAATATTGATGGAAATAATATCCATAAAACCGCAATCATTCACCCGAATGTAAAATTGGGAACAGGAAACACAATTGGGGCGTATTGCGTTATTGGTTCGAATGGTGAGATCCGTGGGAAAAATCAAAACGAGTTCAAAGGAACTGTTGAAATTGGAAATAATAATGTGATTTCTGAATTAGTTACCATTCAACGACCTTTTAATGAAGGGGAATGTACTAAGATTGGAAATAATAATTTATTAATGGCACACGTTCATATTGGACATGATGTAAAGATTTACGATGATTGTGAGATTTGCACGTCAACTGTTTTAGGTGGTTATTGTGTTGTTTCGTTTCGTGCTAAGATTAAATTGCATTGCGTGGTGCGTAACCGTATTGTAATCGGTTCGGATGCTGTGGTTGGAATGGGTTCAGTTGTAACAAAGAACGTTGAACAAAAGGCAGTTGTTTATGGTAACCCAGCGAAGGAAAAAGTAAACCATGAAAACTAAACTAGCCATTTTATACACGTTTTGGACAGGTGACGATGTTGACATGTTGATTCGTTCGATTGAGCAACACAAAGAACATGTTGACATGATTGTTGTGAGTATGCAAGGAATTTCAAATCTTGGTGAATCTGGAATACACGCAAAGGAAATTGGATTAACTCAGTTAGCTTTATTGCGTATTGGTTGCAGAATTATTCATTTTGAACCAAATCTTTCACTATCCACCAAGCAAAACGAACGCAACAAGCATAATGATATGATTGAAGTTGCGAAACATTCAGGATGCACGCACTTTATTTTGTCAGCTGCTGACCATTTTTATTCAAAAGAAATGTTTGATTACGGAAAACATGTGATGCAAACAACGGATGCAGATGTGATTTTAACACGTATGCGCACGTATTACAAACAAGACAATTGGATTCTTGACCCAATAGAAGAATATTACATGCCGTTCATTCACAAGTTAACCGTGAATACAGAAATAACAACACGTGTCAAATATCCTGTTGTGGTTGATCCTAGTGTAAAAGTTTCGACAGCTCAAAAATTCCACATTGCGAGTGATGAATATTTGATGGACCATCATTCGATGATTCGAATGGATATTGAAAAGAAGTTTCGCAACGCTGCATCTTCGATTCGTTGGACAAAAGAAGATGTACAAACATTCATTAACGAATACCAGAATGCAAAGGTTGGTGATTCAATTAAATATTTTCAAGGTCGAAAAATTGTTGAGTACAACAAATAAAATTCACATTCCGAGCATCACTAATAAAACAAAACAGATGAAAATAGAACATAAATTCCCATACGAATGGACATTAAAAGATGCAAACTTCACAAAAGACAAAGGAAAAGTATTTAGTTGCTTTGCTTGTGGTGGAGGTTCTACTATGGGATACAAGTTAGCCGGGTTTGATGTATTAGGATGCAATGAGATTGACCCTAAAATGATTGAAGCATACAAAGTGAATCATAACCCTAAATACGCTTATTTAGAGCCTATTCAAACTTTTAAACTTCGTAAAGACTTACCAAAAGAACTATATGAATTAGATATTTTAGATGGTTCACCTCCTTGTAGTAGTTTTTCAATGGCTGGAAATCGTGAGAAAGATTGGGGAAAAGAAAAGAAATTTCGTGAAGGTCAAGCGGAACAGGTTTTAGATAATTTGTTTTTTGATTTCATTGATTTAGCTAAAGAACTACAACCAAAAATAGTGGTAGCTGAAAATGTAAAAGGTTTGCTTTTAGGGTCAGCAAAAGATTATGTGAGACGAATTTATACAGCGTTTGAAGAAGCTGGCTACTATTGCCAACACTTTTTACTTGATGCTTCAAAAATGGGAGTGCCTCAAAGACGTGAAAGGGTGTTCTTTATTTGTTTAAGAAAAGATTTAGCTAGCCCTTTTTTGCATCAACAAGATATGTTTACAGAAATTCCAAAAATAGAATTGAAATTTAACGAAAAAGCTATATTATTTAAAGAAATTGAAGATAATTATGGTAGTGAACTAAATAAAGATAAATTGACATATAAAAGATGGTTAAATAGAATTCCTACAGATCATTCATTTGGAGATATAACATTAAGAATAAATGGAAAAGGAAGTGATTTTAATACAAGTATTATTCATTCAAACGAAGTTTTCCCAACAGTTATATCAAAAAGTTGTGAAGTCAAGTATGATTTACCAATAAAAATTAGCAGTAATGAATATTGTAAAGTTGGAACATATCCATTAGACTATAATTTTATCACCAATAAGGCAGCTTACCTAATAGGTATGTCAGTTCCACCCGTAATGACCGCACAAATAGCAACAGAAATTTATAATCAATGGTTAAGTAAGATATGAAACAAATAAAATTCACATTCCGAGCATCACTAATAAAACAAAACAGATGAAAACAATGAAAGTTTATTTCGGAATCATAGCAACATAATCCTTCCATGTTCCATTCTTTACTTTCGCTTCTTTAAAAAGTTCGTTGATAAAGATGTCACGTGCTGCCATTCCATAAATACGGCAATCAAACAAGTGATTTTGTGCGTTTGCCGTTTTTTTCTTCCAAACAAATCGTTTTGATTTTTCATCAACAACCTTGTGTTCAGCTTCAAAATGACTGAAATAATTATGTAATTGATATTTTCCATCTTCAGGCGTTGGAAAATTCATGAAATCTGCAGGTTGAATTTTTGTAATGTGTGGATTCCAAACAAGCCCAATGTGTGTTGCAAGTAGATCCTTGTATCTATTCACATTCAAAATCCACAATTTCGCATTGTCCTTTGAGATTGAAAACGGTTTGTAATCTTGGTTAATGAAGATTCCAGAATCTTGTAATTTGTCACCCTTGACCGCATAAACGTTGTATTGTGAATTTTCAACATAAGGATTAACATATTCGGATAAGTGACCGTAATCAATTGCAGCTGCAAAAATTGGCAGTGCTTTTCCTGTGTCAAGCGTCCAACGTTTTGAAAGAAGTTTGTCAACCTCATCCCAAACGCAATGTTCCGCACCAAATTTATACGACCATTTCACACGGTCGGGGTGGTTATGAAATTTCACATCACGCATTGAAGCTGGTTGAAACGTACCAATTGAACCGTGTTCGACTGAATACGAAGCACCGCTTTCCGACCATGCAATTACCTCCCAATCAAATCGAGCATCGTCAACGTAGTTTAATTTTACATCTTCTGCGGTACCATTTAAATCGGATCCAAATGTCAATAAAACGATTCGACCATTTCCATCCGCAATTGATTGACGTTCTGGAACAATACCAACTTGATAAGGACGAATGTTTTTTTGAATACTTGTTGCATCGATGCTTTGACCGCTTTGTTCGTATGTGTCACCAAGTACAAGATTCACGAATGTTTGATGCAATTTTTCATCACGTGGTTGTCCTGGTGGATTAGCTTCTAAATATTGTTTAACGTATTTAAACCATCCAAACATGTAAGTTGGTCCATACAATGATGAAATATGATAAGATGTGTATTCTGGATCCTTTGCTTTTGCAGTTGGTCGCCATTCACCAGCCAAAAGCATTTCAGATTTCTTTTGATCAGTAAAAAACTGATTACATTTTTGGCAAACATATCCAACAGAATCTGTAATTAACTCGCTATTTTCATCAAGTTCGTAGTAGATTCCAGCTTTTCCATTCTCAACAATTTCGCTGTCACACTCCCATTCAAAAGTGATGTATTCACCACAACATGGACATGGAACAAAGTATTTTCGTTGGTCGCCTTTTAAATATTCGCGTTCAATGTTTGATGTTTCTTTTACTTCGGGTGTTGAGATAAAGGCTAGCTTCATTGTTTTTGCGTATGTAGAAAAACGCTGCATGATCATTGGAACAGTTGCACCAGATTCTTTTGTATCGCTTTTCATGGCTTCAAAATCATCAATAAACCCGTATCTATAAGAAACTTGACGAAGTGTTTTATGATTTGTTGGACCAAGTGTTAAGTGTCCACCGGTAAATTCTTTTGAACGGTCCTTATCGCCTGACTTATTATTTTTTGCTCGATTAGCATTTGAATGAATTAATCGACGTATTCCGGTTGTATCGATCATGTTATCAATTTTACCCATCGCTTTTTCAACCAAATCATCGTGACCAACAAGGCAAAGAATGTTACCAGGTTGTTGTGATATTATCCATCCAATACCATTTTCAATAAATCCTGTAGATAAACCAAGTTGAGCACCTTTCATAATTGCTAAAACGCGATAAGGATTAGATGGTGAAAGGAAATCGACAATTTCACGAACGTATGGCGAATTGTTAAATGTGTACATTCCTTCCATTGCAGAAACGTCCGATGTCATGAATCGATTTTGTTCAGCCCACTCACTCGGTAAAATATCTGAAATCTGAAATTCTGCAGCATCAAATATTTGGTCAATTATTGATTCGTCAATCTCCCAATTCATCTTCATCGTTTGTTGATTCTTGTAATTTAGATGCACCGACCGCGCTTTTCATCTGAATACGTGCGTCATTTACGGCTTTGGAGTGAATATTATTCAATCCTTTAGTGTTCATTGTAATGATTTTTACACGGTCCACTTCTGAAATACGATGAACGTGACAAATTTCTGTAAGCTGTTGTTCGGAAAATGACTTGTAATTATTGATAATTGACTTTGAAAGTTGTGCAATTATGGTCAAAACCAAGTCAATCGGTATGTTATTTCCTAGTAAAGTTGCAAGTTTTTGTTCTGCAAGACGTGTATCAACAATCTTTTTGTCCAATTCGGCTTGCATTTTTTCAAGTTCCAAATTGTATTTTGAGATTGTTGCCGTTTCGGATGCCTTAATTACTTTGCGCGATGGCTTTTGCTTTTCGTATTGTGGAACATCAACAGCTGGAATTAGTGACGGTACTACGGTTGTTGCAAGCAAGCCTTTGCCATTCTTTGAACGCGATTCAAGGAAATCTTTGTTTTCCCTTCGTTCGGTATCAATAGTTTTGCCGTCTGGATCCAATACAACTTTGCCACGTTTGATGTACGTGGACAAATTAGCGTTTGTTATTCCAGCGAGATCACGAAATTCAGTCCTTTTGCACTTCATTTTGTAGGGCTTTATCCATGTATCGAATGCAAATGCGTCTTAATCTTCGTGGCAAACGATTTACACGTTCAACTTCTTGGTTGTAATTCTCGATACAATCATTGATGTACACATGATTCAGCGTGTGAAATCTCATTGTGTAATGCAAGAACGCAATGAAAGGAATGAAATCTATCAATTTTAGCGTGTCGGTCCATTCAATAAAAGTGATTATTGTGGAAATCATGAACACCCATTGAAGCGTCAAACAGAAAATTTGAACGGTCAATGCGTTTACGTATTTGTGTTGTGAACTCATTGTGTTTATTGATGTTTTGCGGTTTGTGAACTTGTCAAAGATACAAAAAGTTCACATCAAAGTTCACAAAGTTTTAAAAAAATACATACATGCGAATTCTCGCGCCTTGGCATTCATTGTGCCATTTTGTCATGCTCTGGGAGTACCTAAACACTTTCAATGTCCTTTGCCTTGCTTATGTATGCGTATGCGTAGATGTGAGAGTCTTTGAACAATCGAATGAACAAATGAATCAATAAACATGAATCGTCTTTTAAATCGAGCGGTTGCCATGTGTAATCTAAACATGTCGGAGTGTAAGCTATTCGGATATGTGCGTATATACCATCTGTCTTTATTATCTATGACAGGTCGCTTCATCATTCAATCTATTAATCCAATCAGTAGATGAGGTGTGTCACCTACTGATGTGGTGTGTGTGGTTATTGTCTAATCTTCAATGCGTCCTTTAGAATCGTTATTGCACTATTAACATCCTTAGCGCGTCTAGGGATATTTAATAACATGTTGACAGCGTCCAATGTTTTACGTTCAATTGCATTTGCATTGGCTTTTAGTTTATTGAAATCATTTGCTAATAGTCCAGTACTATCAACCTTCTTTTCCAATGCCCTCACCTCGTCACACTTGACCTGTAAAAGATTGCCTAATCGGTGGTTTTCTGCTGTTAGGCTTTCGTTCTTACTGAGTAGTGAGGTATTTGCCTTTTGTAGCTTTTCGTTTCTTAAAGCGGCTGACTTATGTCTTTGGCTACATCTAGTCAATTGATTTCGATTTGTTTCAGATTCCTTACTAATTAAATCAAAGGCATTTTCCAATTCATTAATCTTGCGGTTTCTTTCTCGAATAGTGTTATTCTTAGCGATTAACTCATTGAATATTTCATCATTGATTTTTAAACCGTTTTCCAACTTCTTTTTCAAATCCTCTATTTGGTAAAGTAATGCGTTGTGTGCGCTTTTAGTGATAATCTTTAACATACTCTATTTTTTATTTATTTGGTTACTATTCAATTAACGTTTCTTAAACGTTCTGGTTTTCTTTTCAAGGAATTCAAGTCTTGATTCAATGTATTCTGGAACGTCTTTTTTCTCAACTTTCGATTCTTTGCGTGTTTCGATGTGGTTTTTGATTGCTTTTGCAGTTGATTCGCTGATTGGAGAAATGTGTATTTTTCCGCAATGTTCGCATTTGTACGTTGTCTTAACTCGCTTATGATTGATGAATCGTTTGTTTTGCTCAATCTCGCTGTTAATCTTCTTAATTGCGTTGCGTGCGTGTCGTTCGTTGTTGAACTGCAATTTAAGCGTAATTGGACATTTGGACGTTTTCATTTACTTGGTAGCTAGTTTGTCTTTCAACTCTTTGAATTTAAGTATTTGTTCTTTCTTGTAAGAGAATACCAAGCAATCGCATGGTTCACCAAGATACGGATTGAAAACGATTAAATACAATTCGCTTGATCCTTGGTTGATTGTTTTGCACATTATCTTATCCAGCTTTTTGACGTTTACCAATGTTTCTGGAA